TATCCCATCGAGCAAGCCATGCCAGAGTTTCTTCTTTTTCTTCATGAGACCGACCAGTAATGATGACATCATGAGGTCCTGGATAAACTCCAGGACCCTTTCCCATACAAATGACACCATCAAAGTCGAAGGAGTTGATATTCTGATGAAGATTATTCATAATCGGTCTCTGACTTTTGGAAGGTGTAAGGAAGATCTTTTGCCTTTGGATCGTTCTCGATAAGTTGAGCCTTCGTAAGATCGGTGAAGATCCGACGAGCAAGAGCATCGCACTCAAACTTGGCATCTTGGGTCGAGAGCTGAAGTGGGGGCGTTTTCTGTGTCCAGGCTGAAGGACCACGAAGGAATCCAACAACACCCATTTCAGATGCGACTTTACAGAATCTGACTGCCGAGACTACAACACCACCGGAGTTTGGCGAGTCTTGAACTGCCAGACGGGCAGTAAGTTCATACCGAGCTCCAGCAAATCCAAATGCGACGATGTCGAAGTTTGCGATCTTCTGATCGGTGCCGATGTATTCTCCACCTGGCTTCTGGAAGACTGTAAGCGATGGTCCAGCGAACATGGTCGTACCCGCGTATGGTGTATTACGAACCTCGTTTTGTCCTTTCAGAACATTCTCTTTCGAGATGTGCTTGTTATGGAGTCGCTCTTTCTCGACCATGTTGAGAAAGTCGGTGTTCGCTGTTCGACCACTTTTGATATTCTCTTGACCCTGGGTTGAACCAGCCGCCATGTTCATTTGAATATGTTGCGTAACATATAGACCAGAATCGATCATTGCGCCCTGAAGTACCTCAGACATTCTGGATGCACCCCAGGCTGAACGCATATCAGAACCGACAATAGTCAGACCAGCATTGATGAACTTTTGCTCAATTTTACGGGTCTCATCAGTCGAGATCATGGTCGGAATACAGTTCACGAAATGAACTCGAGCTGCGATGGCGACATCGATCCAGAAACGAGAAGCCTCCTCGGATCCGACTGGAAGATAGTTCACGAGAACATCAACCTTCGTTTCACGAAGTTTCCGAACAATCTCATCAAATCCAAGCGCGGCTTCAGCACCCGTACGAAAAGAAACTTCCTCAGGAAACTTCTCCATGTAAGGGGCGACACCATCCATCTTCGGAGCTGAATAGACTTTTGAAGAGGCTGGTACGAGTTGTTCGGAGATCTCATCAACATGATCCATTGCGCAGTTCGGGGAAGCACGAAGTGCCTCTTTCAGAGTACGATTGACCTTACGACGGTCGACATCGAATCCGACTACAAACTTGAGATGCTCGGTCGTGTAACCACCGATATCGGGGTACATAAGACCGATCTTATCTTCGGGATTCTGGACGTAGTATTGAACACCTTCGACCAGAGATTTAGCACAGTTACCGACACCGATGATGCCGACACGAATTTCGTTATCCATTGATTTTCTCCATATCAGTTTAAGGACAGCATATTTTGGCCAGTAGTATTACTGGGTAGGTCCATACAAGTAGTTATACGTCAGGATCGACACAGTTTCCATCAATCCAATCTTTTTCTGCGTCAAGGCACATTTTCATTTGGGTATGTGTGTCATATATTGCAAATGACGTTACGATAATGAGAAATGTTAATAAAAATGACAAGATTATAATACCAACCTTTTGATCATTCGTTAGGTTCATACTCAACTCCCGCTTCTATTCCGCCTTCTATTCCGCTCGTAAGCAAAAAATCTATACAAGCTTCTCGATACATTGCTTTTGATTTTTTCCAATGCTCTCCCCAGTGTGATGGAATATTTGGAGCTCTACAGACAACTCGCTTGATCCCAACTTGGATAATACCTTTGGCACAATCAGAACAAGAGGGAAGTCCGGTCACATAAATTGTTGATCCTTCGAGAGAGACACCGTTTGACGTTGCATTGTAAATTGCATTTGCCTCGGCATGGACGACAAGGGAATACTTGACTTCTTTGTCTTCGTATCTCCAATCTAAATCAGCAATACCGCGAGGAAAACCATTGTAACCCATCGAAAGAATTCGTTTGGATTGTGGTTCTACACATACAGCTCCGATTTTGGTTGACGGATCTTTTGACCACGTCGCGACAAGCTCAGCCATATCGAGAAATCTTTCGTCCCACTTATTCATCAACACAATGCATCCCCGTTGGTGACCAGATGAGTTCTTGGGTTTCGACATCACAAAATGAATGCCATGCGGTATCTGTTGCTTTCAACATTCCAAGAGAAAAGGCAAGTATAAGAGCAAAAATACAACATGCCGTGATTAAAATAGCGAATGGGATATCACTGTCCATCTAAAAATTCCTTATGTAATGGGCATTCTGGGTTTATTTTATCATCACAGACACAAATTGTAAATAGTTCATGTGTATGATCTCGATCAAAATGATGAGTTCCACGGCTTATCGAATTACTTAAAGATTGTATCGCAACCATGCTATTATCAAGAGTTTTTTCGATATAGTCCGAATCTATATGAAACTCATTCTCCATTAGATTTCCTTCTTGTTAATACCGTCGCAAGCGATGGAATTCTTTCTTCAGTACCAATAGTTTCAACAAATCGACCAGTACAAAGATTACAAGTATAGGTTATTACTGTTTCAGAAGTATAGTCGCCATATTCATCTTCCATTGTTTCGGGTTGAATATGAATAAAATCTTCAGGATGTGGACAGTGATCGATGAACACTTTAGCTTCATTTTCAAGTTCAACAATACGGTCTCGACATTCACTAATTTCTTGTTTGATATCAAGAAGATTCCGTTTGATCTTCATTGTCTTTTTCCTCCAAAGTTTTGAGATGCTTTCGAATATATCTCATCAATAGAAGAGCCTTTTCAACCCGAGTAAACGTTGCATTTCCAATATCTTCGATGGGTACCGGAAATAGGAACTTCTGTGGAAGCATACTATCATCCATATACATGACTTCATACCAGAGCTGACGATCGCGATAATATGCGAACTCAACCTGGTTTTCATCGCGTACCATTTGCTTGATAACACTCATTTTTCAATATTCTCCTTGATTTTACGACGAGAAACTCTTTCATACTGAGCGGAAAAGAGTTCATAAGTCTTGTTCCAAGCCCAAGAAAGAGGATCAGAAAGAACTCTCCAAATCGCCTCAAAGAACCAGGTTGTGATCATTCCCGTGATCCATTGGACATTACTCGAAGCTTTCCACATATTTTCACTAGAACCATAAAAATGTTCAAGGGAAGCATTCTCACCTTGTGTATTTTTAAGGCGTTGCCATTGCATAAAGTCATCACGAATTGCAGTTGAATTCTTGTCAAGAAATTCTGGCCAACTTACAAAGAGTGTCCATAGTCCACCAGCCACAAAATATGCAGCTAGTCCAATGAACATAGTAAACAGGTTCTGGACAAGATTTACATCATAGAAAAACCAGAGTCCAGTAAAGAAAAGTGCGATTGAAACGAGGCCAGCAATAGTGGAGTCGACCATAGAACCAGAAATTCCGACTCCAAAAATTGCAAAGATCCATAGAAGTTCAAGGAATGTAAATCCTAAAACAAATCCAGCGATAAATTCCATATTAATTCTCCCTCACAAGGTGAAAGTGTCTTTCATAAACATGTAGATTCTGAACCTGCCAGTGAATATCTCCGGCTTCAACTATATCTCCTTTTGGGTTCATCCAATTGTAGTCAGAAACCATGGCGTCGAGAATGTATTTTGCCCATGCTCGGTCATTTTTATATCCAAACACGACATCATTCGACCTCATCTGAACTACAGCGTGCATCTTTCCGTCACGGATATAATAGCATACCGCATTCGTACAAATGAAATCGGATTTTCCACCCTCATCAAATTCAGTCCAAATTTCGGGACGAGTGTAAATCATATTCGCTCGACGAGAATCTGGATTTTGACAAAGTTCATTCAAGGCATTTTTAAATTGATTGTGATATCGCTTTGAGAAAATTAGATATCCATAGTTCGAATGGATGTTTCCATGCCGATCTGCTGCATATTGCCATGCTGCTGGTGGTTCACCATCTCGGATATCATTGATGTTTGTCGATTGGCCATTGTACCAATCAATCTCTTGATCGACGTATTCCTGATTGACCGTACCGAAAATGGCCCGTTCATCTGCCAAGAATGAAGCACCGAGAATTTCGATGGTCTTCATTCCAGTCTTGTCGACTGTAAAATTCTCTTGGTCGAGCTCACGAAGAAATCGTGCTCGAATGTCTTTAACTTGTTGCATTATCTAATCCTATCATAGTTTCTGCGCGATGTAAATCAGAATATGTATTGATGTCGAGAGCATTACGTCCTTGACCAGGATCAACTACCATACAATCGACATCATATCCATTTTCAAGCCAACGAAGTTGCTCAAGAGATTCGTGTGATTCGTAATCTCCACGATTCCACTTTCGATAATCGCGAAGAGCGTCGATCGTGTATCCATAAATTCCGACATGGCGCCATCCATAGGCAATATCGGCTCGGGTAAACCACTTTGCCTTATTGTCGCGAGTTACGATTGCATGAACCGCACCAGGCTCTTTCGCTTGTTCTGCGACAGTACAAACCTGAGATCCCAATAGAAGTTGATCTACTACTGCCCTGAAATGTAATTGACTGTACGAGAAAAGATCTCCTTGAACATTCACAATTGCCTTAATCTTGGAAGGACCTGCCATAGCCTTATAGGCACATCTTTCAGTTCCGTTTCTAAGCCCTTTATCTTGAAAGTTAACGTGAATAGTTCTGAATTGGGTTGGATTGTATTCAATCAAGTCGTAAATTTCTTCAGAATCGGTAAGAATATAGATTTCACTGTATGGAACATGCTTTCTAAGATTAGAAATTGACCATTCGATTAGCTTTTTATCGCCGATATCCAATAGCATCTTTTTCGGAATTCGAGTCGATTCAAGTCGAGCTGGAATACAGAATTGAATTTCATCAGGCTGAATAGTTTGCATTTACGATCTCCTCAACGATATCGCGAAAGTCCTTAAGTTTCAGGGAATTTGGGCCATCTGACCATGAATTATCAGGATCTGGATGGACTTCCATGAAGAAGTTTTGAACACCAAGGGCAGAAGCTGCTCTCAGAAGAGCTCGTGCGTCATCACGATTACCACCCGACGAGGTGCCATTTCCGCCCGGACTTTGAACAGAATGGGTTGCATCAAAAACAATCGCGTCGAACTTTGAGTTCTGAAGCATCCAGTTGACACCAGTGAAGTCTACTACAAGGGTGTTATAACCAAAAGAAGTTCCTCTTTCAGTGATCCAGAACTCACGGTTCGAAGACCCCATTGAAACGTGATCAAGCTTGTCAAAGATATTATTCACATCCCATGGTGCAAGAAACTGACCCTTCTTCACATTCACCGTGAATGGAGAGGCTGCTGCCCGCTCAAGAAGATCGGTTTGTCGACAGAGAAATGCTGGAATCTGGATGACATCGATCACATCTTGATAGTTTTCTTCCAAGTAGAAAATATTCGTACGGCCATGTACGTCCGTAAGGAACTTGAGATTTGGAATAAACTTCTTCATTTCTCTAAAGTCGTCCATTGTGTGAAACAAACCAGTTCCTCGCTTACTTCTGTGAGACGTCCGATTTGCTTTATCAAAAGACGCCTTGAAGTAATAATCGATACCGAACTCTTTACAGACCTCTGAGCAAACAGAAGCTACCTGTAGAGATGTATCAATTCCTTCATGGGTACATGTTCCAGCAATAATTCTCATTCTCAGTATTTTCCTTTGTAGTCTTCTTCTACTATTGG